GGCCGTATATCCGTCGCGTTCACATCCGGCGCGGCCTGAAGATCGCCGTCCAGCCGACTGACGAGCCGATCGACATCGACACGGCTAGAGCGCATCTACGGATTGAGGCGACCGGCAGTCCGCCGAGCCATCCGGATGACGCGCTGATAACCGGCATCTACCTGCCCGCGGCGAGAGAAGCGTGTGAACAGTATCTCGGCGCTTCGCTCGCACCGCAGACGCTGGAACTGTCCATCGGTGCCGAGGATCGAGGCTATCCGTTCGGCGTCGGGCTGCTGCAAGGCTTCGGACTGCCGCGCGAGTTCGAGTTGCCAATGGGACCGCTGCTCGGGATCGAGTCGGTGACCTACACGCAGGACGGGACCGATTCCAGCTTTACCGACTACAACGCCGACCTTTTCACCGACCGTATCCGGCTCACGCAAAATGCGACGTGGCCGAATACCGACGACGTTCCGAATCCGATCATGGTTCGCTACCAGGCCGGCTATTCAACACCCGGAGCGAGTCCGCAGGACTACCAGATGCCGCAGGCGCTAAGAGCGGCGATTCTGCTGACGCTGTCGCAGATTTACGACAACTGCACGCAGGGAACGATTTGCGACATCAATAGCGTGCCGGTCGCGGTGACGTATCTGCTCGATCCGTACAAGCGCAGGATTGGCTTCGCATGACTTCCGCTGCCTTCACGGGCAACCTAAAGCCGTTCGCTGCGCCGTCCAAGGCGTCCAAGTCTCCGGTCGCGGCGTGCGAACTCAGGTTCTTCGTCACGTTTCAGAGCAAGTCGCAGGTGCAGGATACCTTCGGGCAGCCGCTGGACGACTGGACCGACGTATTCACCGCGCGGGCGAAGATCGAGCCGCTGAATGGTCGCGAACTGTTCGCGGCGCAGCAGGTGAACGCCGAGACGACGACGCGGATAACGATCCGTTATCGCACGGGAGTCAATGCTTCGATGCGGATTCAGTATGCAGGCGTCAATTACAACATCCAGTCGATCATCGACATCGACATGCGACATGCGTGGCTCGTCATGCTTTGCGACTCTGGACTGATTGCCGGCGATGGCTAACGTCACCATCAAACTCAACGGCTTCAAGGAACTGTCGGACAAGCTGAAAGCCTTTGGCCCGAACGTCGCGAAGAATGGCTTACGCACCGCTGATTTTGCGGGCGCGAAAATCATACGCGATGCGGCGAAGACCGCAGCTCCGTTCAAAAGCGGGCTGTTGCAGGCGAACATTATCGCGTCGCACCGCAGGACTCCGGAATACGTCGCCGAATACACGATCATGGTGCGCAAGGCACCGAAGTACATCAAGGTCGCCGTACGGGCGGACACGCTGAAGAACCGGCTCAAGGGGCGCGCGAGCAAGTACCACGCATTGGCAGGCCCCCAGATTTACGGCCGGTTTCTGGAATTCGGCACGTCCAAGATGGCTGCTCGTCCATTCCTGCGGCCGGCGTTCCTGAATAACGTTACCGCTGCTTTGGACGCCATCAAAGGCGGTCTGACAACGGCAGTCGAGCGGGCGGCGAAGTCGTGAGCATCGACGAGGACGTGTTCGCGGCCCTGACTTCGGGAAGTCCTCCACTACGCGCCTATCCGGAAGTCATGCCGCAAATGCCGGTTCTGCCGTCGGTTACGTTTACCTCGATTGCCGGCAATGACGACTTCGATCTGAATGGAAGGACGGGGCTTATCAAGCGCACTGTGCAGATCGACTCGTGGGCTACTACGAAGTCCGGCGCTTTCGCGCAGATGATGGAGGCGCAGACGTTGCTCCTTGCGTCCGGAGCCTTTCAAGTCAACGCGATCCAGGAAAGCGGCGCGCCCAGATACGAGCCGGACACGAAGCTGTTTCGCGAGTCGCGCGAGTTCAGCTTGTGGGCCAACGCATGACGCCGGAAAAAGCCTTGTTGCAGGCGACGATCCGCGTGCTGCAGATGCTCGCCGGGGCGCTGAAGGAATACGTCAAGGTCAAGTATCCACAAGAGGTTGATCCAAAAGATTTCAAGCAATAGCGGTCCCTGATACGCACCGCCTTTGCACCGCAGGTCTTGTTCGGGCCCGCTAGTCTGCCCTTTTACGCAGACGGCCATCGCCGCCCCGACTCACATCGGAGAGGCACATGGCCATCAACAGCCAAGGCAGCAAAATCTCGCATAGCGGTCCCGGCTCGCCGGCATCGTATGTGGCGATCGAGGAAGTCATCTCGATCGGCGGCCCGCAAGGCACCGCGCAGTTGATCGACGTTTCGCATCTGGGTTCAACCCGCAAGGAATATCTGCAGGGCCTCGCCGACAACGGTGCGGTCCAGCTCTCATGCAACTTCACGGGCGGCACGAAGCAGATGGACATGTTCACCATGTTCAACACGACGGCGGACCCGGAGCAATTCATGCTGCAGATTCCGTCCGATTCCACGAAGACGACGTTCCATACGTTCGTGTTCGACGGCATCGTCACGAAGTGGGAACTGGCCGACGCGACCGACGCGAAGGTCACGTTGTCAATCACCGTTCAAACGACCGGGGGGGTTACTTACTCGGGCGTGATCTAACAGCGGTCCTCCTTCGAGGGTCGCTGAACCCTCGAAGGAGTTCTTAAATGGCACGGAAGATTTATTCGCTGGAAGTTACTTGCGACGACGTTACCGAAACCTATTTTTACCGCAAGCCTTCTGGCCGCTTGATGCTGAAGCAGTCCGACAAGGCGAAGAGCAACAGCCTGAGCAACGAGCAGTCGAGCCATGAATTGCTTGCTGAATGCGTGGTGAATGAGGACGGCTCGCCGATCACCAAGGATCGTATCGAAGAAATCCTCGACAAGGATTGGGCGGTGCTGCAACAGCTTAACGCCGCGATGATGCCGCCGAAAAAGGAAGAGGCAAAAAACGCCTAGCCGACGACCCGTCACTGCTGTTCATGTATCGCCTTGCGGCCCTGCATGGACGGAGCGTCGAAGAGATTCTCGACTATTCCTATGAGGAAATCGCGTTGTGGGCCGAGTTCTATCAGATGGAACCGTGGGGAGACTGGCCCAAGAACGTCCGCAGCGCTCACCTTGTATCGACCTTGGCGAACATCAATCGTGATCCCAAGAAACGCAGCGAACCCTTCGGCTTAGAGGACTTCATGCTCTGGAAACAGGTCGCGCGGAAAGCCGAAGAAGTCCCAGCGGATGGTGCCAAGATCGATGCGGCGACCGTGACGTGGTTCTTTGCCAAGGCGGGCGTCAAGCATGTCGACTAGCGTCGGCGATCTCTCGGTCAATGTCTCTGCCGACATTGCCTCCCTTTACACAGGGATGCAGCAGGCTGCAGATATTGTCTCGCGCAGCGCCAAGGAGATGGCTGGGCAGTTTTCCGACCTGGATGATCGGATCGGCGGCGTTGTTTCGTCGTTGAAGACCTTGGGCGAGGCCGCGATTCTCGGCTTCAGCATCAAGGGTCTCGCGGACATGGTGACTGGCTCCATTGAGGCGCAAGCGTCCTTGCAGGACTTGGCGGTCAAAGTTGGAACGACAGCGAGCGAACTGTCGGCGCTCATTCCCGCAGCGAAGCTGTCAGGGACAGGGTTGGATGAAGTCGCGCAGGCGTCGGGCCGTTTCAGCAAGAACCTTGCATCGATCGGTGACGGCACGAACGCCGCGGGTAAGGCGTTGCAGGCGCTCGGCTTCAACGCCACGGACGCAGGACGACTGCTCGCCAATCCCACGCAGGGCCTGGTCGAACTGGCGAAACACATGAACGAGTTCGCCGACGACGGCACCAAGACAGCCGCGGCGATTGCCTTGCTAGGCAAGGGAGCACAACAACTGTTGCCGTTCCTAAAGCAGCTTGGCGACGAAGCGCAGGTGCAGGCGTTGTATTCGGACCAGCAGGTCAAGGCGGCGCACGATCTGGAAGACCAGTGGCGCACGTTGCAGTTGGCAGGCGATCAACTCAAGGCGACGATTGCCGCTTCGCTCGTTCCAGCGTTATCGGACCTTATCAAAGCATTCACCGCTACTGGAGCGGGTGCCGACGGCCTGCGGGGAACGTTGAAAGGATTTGCCGAGGACGATTCGTTTACCAAGTGGGCGTTGAAGATCGCGATCGGCGGGGCCGTCATCGGCGAATCTCTGGTGGCGATCGGGCAAGCGTTTTACGCGTTTGGCAGTTCCGTGCGCGTTGTCGGCGACGACATTGAGACGCTTTACGCCATCTTCAAGGTAGGCGCCGCATCGTTCCTCGGCGGCGACGCGCTGAAGCAAGCGAACGATGAACTCAATACGATGCTTGCAAAGCGCAACGCCGATCTCGTGTCCGCTAACAAAGCGTGGGCGGCCGCATGGGGCTCCAACAAGACCGCACTGTCGACTGCGCTCGAAGATGAGTTCGCGAAGATAACGTCGTTCAACGGCAAGTTCGCTGCCGCAATGGCTGCACAGGCGACTCTGCCATTGAATGCTGATAGCACGGACCGCAGGCTATTCGGCAATGCAGCGCAGGCACCAGGAAAGAAGCCAAGCAGTGGCTTTAGCGGCGCCGCGACAGGCGGCATCGATCAGGCTGCGCAGGCGCTGCTCGAATTCCAGAAACAGGCGGCGGCAGCGAGCGCGGAACTGGACGATCTGTTTTCGGGCACGAAGATTACGCAGGCAGAAAA